CCCGGACTTAAATTGTGTTACAGTCCGGCTGGCTTGTCTGGAAGTGGTATCACGCGATAAAAGACAAGAAAAATGAAACACAAATTCCCGATAGTTAAAGTAGTTTGGGAAGATGCCTGCCACGACACTTTGGGTTGGGGTGATAGCCCAGAGAAAGCCAAAGAGTTTCAGGTTCCGCTTGTTGTCTCTGTAGGATTTTTGTTAGCAGAGACCAAGCAGGGCGTGAAAATTTGTCAGTCACTAACTGACGACGCAATTGCTCAGTCTTTGGTCATCCCTCGGAAGATGATCCAGAGCGTCGAGCGCGGAGCGTGGCGTGGTAAGAAAAATTACGGATGATGAGTTCGTTAAGGTTTGGAATGAGCTAGGTAGTCCCGTCAAAATTTCAGAGCATTTCGGCGTAGCTGTCAGAAACATTTACGACCGTCGGCGCACTATCGAGAACAAACGTGGCATAAGACTGCTTACAAAAGACGGTAGGCTCACACTCCCTGAAAATCGCAAGCGAGCAACGCTCGACATCGAAGGCTACGTCATTGTTTTCTCTGACGCGCACTTCATGCCTGGGGAGCCTTCTGTTGGTTTTAACGCCCTCTTGAAACTAATCAAGACCCTAAAACCCAAGGCAATCATTGCAAACGGAGACATCCTCGACGGAGGAACGATCTCCCGTTTCGGGCCTATGGATTGGACTCCTGTTGTCAATCTCAAGGATGAGCTTGAGGCTGTCCAGTGGCATATGGATAAGATCGTGAAGGCTTGTAAGGGTCTAGGTACTTACCTACACAGGACACTTGGAAACCACGACATACGGTTTGATCGTAAACTTGCTGGGGCCGTTCCTGAGTTTCGAGGTATCCAAGGAACAACACTCAAGGATCACATACCGGAATGGTCTGTAAGTTGGTCGGTGATGGTCAACGACATTTGCATGATTAAGCACAGACTGCAACATTCAGGTATTCACTCTGGTTACAACAACACGTTGAAAGCTGGGGTCTCTACGGTCTCAGGTCACACGCATCTTTTAGAAGTCAAGGGATGGGGTGACTACCAGGGGAGAAGGTACGGCGTTTCCACAGGGATGTTGGCTGATCCTGATGGTGAGCAGTTCAATTATTTAGAAGATAACCCGACTCCTTGGTGTTCTGGCTTTGCTGTCCTAAAATTCTATGATGGTCTACTTCTCCCACCAGAACTTGTCGAAGTTATTGATGGAACGGCTTATTTTAGGGGAGAGGTGGTTGCAAGCTGAAGTTTTAGCGCAGAGGATCATTCGTGGATATGGTCGAAATCCTTTCAAAGATATGGCCGATGTTGGTGGCCTTCGTGATGCTAGTCATCGTGTTAGCGAAAGCCGACAATCGTTTAGCGGTGTTGGAGGAAAAGGTAAAAACATTGTTTGAATTGTTCAACAAAGGAAAATGATGTTTGATCTACTAGGCGGCGGGTTGCTTGGCTCCATCTTTGGTGGCTTATTTCGGCTTGCCCCAGAGATTCTAAAGTTCATGGATAAGAAAAACGAAAGATCGCATGAGCTACAGATGTTCACTCTGCAAACCGATCTTGAAAAGATGCGTGGCGAATTTAGGATGGAAGAGCGTTATGTTGACCATTCAATATCGCAACTAGACGCAATCAAAGAGGCTTTCAAAGAACAGGCTACAACGGCTAAAGAAGCTGGGTGGCTCGCCTCTTTTATCACCGCTATCACACGCCCTGGCATTACTTGGGTTGCTTTTGGCATGTACATTGCCGTAAAGGTTGCTGGCTTAACAATAGCTTTTCAGGCTGATGCTAATTGGGCTGATGTCATTACGAAGTCATGGGACGAAGATGATTTCGCTATGTTGAACATGATGCTCACATTTTGGTTCGTTGGCAGATCTATCGAGAAGTATCAAAAGTGATTTCTGAGGCTATCAAGATAGCCAAAGAAACCCTTGTAAAGCCCTTTGAGGGTTGCGCCAAGGTTCTGCCCGACAAGATGGTTAAGGCTTACCCAGACCCAGGTACAAAGGGTCATCCGTGGACAATTGGCTACGGGTCTACAGGCCCAAACGTTAACCAGGATACCGTTTGGACAATGGCGCAGTGTGAACAAGAGTTAGACCACCATTTAACTTACTTCGCAACAAACATCTTAAAGATGTCTCCAAGTCTCTTAAAGGCTACACCAAACCAACTAGCAGCCGTGATCTCATGGGCCTACAACTGCGGACTAGGAAACTACCGCATCAGCACCTTCAAAAAGCGCATAGACGCTGGCAATTGGGTTGGTGCTAGGGAAGAGTGCGTCAAGTGGAATAAAGCGGCTGGGCGCGTTTTACCTGGACTTACTCGTAGGAGACTTGCCGAGGCGAGCATGTTGTGAAAACACTTCGTCTCGCACCATCTGGCCGATCTTGTCTCCGTGAATCCTGTCGATCTTTTCAATGATCGGAAGTCGTTTGCTTTTAGCTAACTTTAAGATCATCTTCGCCCAGTCCTGAACGACAAACGGCAACGCTTGGTTATACGCTGCCGTTATCTCCTCAACATCAGAACTTTTAACTTGCTTGATAAGGTTGATCCACGATGCCACGGATCGACCACTCCCTAAAAGCCTTATGTTTTGCCATTGTGTCTGGGCACTCGGTTGATGGTGGAATCCAGCCGTGTTCCCTCCAGATTTCTTCTACGGGTCTGAACCGATCTTTCATCGTCTGATTCGTTATTAACTCTTTCCAATTGCTCATAATAAGCCTTTCGGGAACGGATAGACCGCATCCTCGTGAGGAGTTCCTGGCCGTGGTGCATTGAAGAACCTCCGCTTCTCTAGTTCTGTAGGCTTCCAAAAACACTCAGGAGCCTCAGACTTGATGATGTGAATGACCCTCTCTAAGACCGGAGAATCGTCGGAAATGTTTGCAGGACGCTTTGCAAACGCCTTTTTCAGCATGGTTTGATGATGAACGCTTAACATTAGACTTGCTCCTTCATAAGTAACATAGCATTTATTTCCTTGTGTCTTTGTTTGTGACATGGCTGGCAAAGCCAAACAACATCTAACTTTTTATCATAATCTTCATGGTGCGCTAACGATTTTGAGTTGTTGCACTTTTGGCATGGCAGCCGTTCAAGAGTGCCTTTTTTTATAGCTCTTGAGACTGCATTGTGAGCGGCAGTTCTTCTAGCGTCCGCTTTCTTCCATAATCGATTTACTTCGTCATGTAATTTTTTCCTATGGTCTAACTTAGACCTTTTTCTGTCGTACTCACGATATTTTTCAAGATTATTGCCCCTATTGTTGAATGAGTCTTTTTTTGTGCATTCTTTGCACTTATTGAGGTGGCCGTCAGCCATGTATTTATGCACATAAAACTCACTTAATAACTTGACGGCCTTGCACTTAAAACATTCTTTTGAATCGATCATGCCCCATCTCCTGTGCTGTAGATGTGACCATTATAGACCGATTCTAATTAAAAGGGATATCGTCACCATCGTCATTGTTAGTCTTAGCGGGTCTAGTTTCCCCGTCTTTCTGCTGGAACTTTAACCCCAAATACTTCCCGTCGGAACCCTCGTTGACCCATCCTGAGACCCAGTATTCAGTCCCGTTAATCATTGCTGAACCTCGGTAGTCTGGGTGTACATCTTTCTCTTTCTTCTTGTTCTTGCTGATACTTCCTGTCAGTTCTTTTGGCATAGCGATAATTCCATTTGATTAACTTCGTTGAGAAAGGCAACCAGATCAGCCTCGATCTTAGTTAGCTCTTCCGGCTTAGGCTCGTAACGAACGACGAATAACTGTAGATGTTCAGGAAGTCTTGGGTCGAACGAAACAAAGTCGCACCAAGTTCTACCTGTCACGAGCATTTGAGTGAGCATTTGTGGCTTGTATTTAGTGGGAACCTCCTTAGCTAGAAGATAGTCAACGTGAGTGTTTGAGTTAGGACACTTAATCTCGATCAACCCTGAGCCTGCAAACCCGTCAGGAGACGCTCCAAGCCACTTTATCGACTTGTGGGTATGAAACCCTGTCTGCTCGACGAAATGGCCTGTATGGACTTCGTAGGCTGCTCTGGCAACGGGTTCTTGTTCCGTACCCCATTGCATAGCTGCGTTTGTGAAAGAATCACCCTGTAAGCCTGTCAGACGCTCTGTAACGAGTTGGATCTGGTAGTTACGGCGCGTAGCCGTACCAGGTTTCGCAAGCGCGTCTGAGGCCCGTGAAGCGGTTAGGTGGCCCAACCTTGCTTTGTACCAATCGTCAGTTCTTTGTTCCATGTTGCACCTTTAATATTCCTCGTTCAATCATTGCTTGCATTGTGTTTATGTACGCTTGGTTCCAGAAGTCTCGACGTTCCTCACGAGACATTTCTTTCCCCTGGTCTAAGTATGAGTGACAACGAAAACATAGAGATGCTACTAAAGCATCAGAGACCTTGATGCCCATGCCTTTGCCTTGATTTCTGTGGGCGGCGACTACAGTCCCGTCCTCACAAAAACATGCACCGCAAGGCATATTCCTGCAAGCCTCAAGCAACTTTTTGTTTGTGTACATCAATCTTCCTCAGATCAAGTTCAGCGTCCTTCATCTCGTCTGTCCAGACTAAGCCCTTCTCGATTGCGTACTGTAGGAGTTGCTCTACTAAGTCAGAGAACTCAGAGACGGTAAGCGAAGCAGTCGAAGGCTCGATCTCTTTTACTTGGCCACCAGGAAGCTCAACAACACGAGAAGGAAGAAACCTCGTCTTAGCCCACTCATGCCAGATGTCTTGAGTGTATTGCTGGCCCATTAGTTGTTCAGCACAAGCTGTCAGGATCGACCAATAAAACCGATTCTGAGCCGCTGTTCGAGGTGGCTTGGAGATAGTTACCATGTAGCCTAATTCAGTGGCTTCTATGGCCTCTATGACCCTTCTGCGGTCATTCTCAGTTGTCAGGATTGATCTCATTTCTCAGATACCAGTTGTAGTTAGCTCGAAAGGCTCGTCTCTCGAAGTCAGTGAACTTGTCGTGACGCTCTGAGAACATGGCATTGACCATGCGTCTCTTGAACTCTTTGCTGTCAACGTCAAGCCACATCAGATAATTATCGAGCCCAGACTCGTGCAGGTCTCCGAACAAGAATCTAAGTGCGGTAATCGTTTCATCCATTGGTTTAGTTTTATAGGGTGCTTTGCAAGCATCATCGACTGCCAGTTGAATCACAGACCAGAGCAGTTTCTTGCAACGCTCTGTCTGGATCGAGTCTAGTAGTCCTTCTTCAAATGTGTTTAGGTTCATTTTCGTTTGTAGTAGTAGGCCCAGGCTTGCCTGTAGAGTTTTTCTTTCGTAACCAACTTGCGAGCCTCCAGAGCGCGGATCATCTTCAAGGCATTTTGTGGTGTGCATCCAAACTTGTTAGCCAGATCGTTGAGTGACATCCAGTCATCGAGAGCGGTTAAGTAAGCTGTCTGTGTTGGTGTTAGCGGTTTAGACTTGTTGAGCATCAACCGGCCAAACCTTTCTACCGACTTCAGGAACTCATCTCGGTGTGAGATGAGAACTCCTGATTGTTTTGCAGCAGAGAGAATCTGGCTCATTTGATCTCCGTTAGTTCTTTCTTACGCTGTTCTTTGGCTGCGTCTAACTGCTTGATAGCTTCAGGATTGTTCTTCAGAGCCTTATAAGCTGTCGTAAAGGCTTGCTTCAGATCTTCCATGTTCTCAGCTTCACTCACGATCTTGAGGTGGTCTGTCGGATCTTCTTTTGCTTCTTCTGGTAGATCCTCTCCAGCGTAGATGTACAGCCCGATCCCGTGGAGGCTGATAGCTTTAGCCAGACACCTTTGCATGGCTGTATTGACCTGGAAAGCATCTGGCTCAGAGATCGCTTTGTTACGGTGATCCATGACAGGCAGTTGTGCGGTGCGAGATACACCGAATGCGTTGACCTCACAAAACACCATTACCGTGTCACCCCACATTTGGTGAGGCTTGTACTCCCAGGTGGCCATAGGATCGTGTTGCAACAATGTGTCTACAGCCCAGGCCCAAGAGAGGTAAGAGAGTCCGTTTTTCTTCTCGACCTTTTCGGTTACGTTGATCTTTCTAAGTTCGTTGAATTTCATGTTTGGCTCCGTTACTTTATGAACAGGTAGAGCAGTGTTCCGTAGCAAATCCCTAATAGCGTGCATAAGATCCAGTCACTCCTCGTCGGCTTGTATTTCGTCAAGTTCGTACTCCTGTTGTTCCAACTGTTGTTGGTAGTCATTTTGTTCCCTCTCGCGGTCGTATTCGTAAAGTTTTCTGTCTAGCCAAGCATCGTAGTCAACGCTCATGGTGCTTCCTTTGTATGGATGACGCAGAATTCTTCTAAATAGTTCGTTAAGTCAAACGTAATTTCTCCAGTCTTTACGTTGTAGTTGTCATAAAAGTATTCTTTTAGTATTTTTTCTAGCTGCTCTTGTGTAAGTACGATTTTCATGTTGGCTCCTTGTTGTGATGGAGTAATCTTAGGCTTATCAACCCCATAAGACTGTCATCGTGACGACAATCTCTGCCACTGATACCAAAAAGAAACGCCGTTCGTCGGTAAGTCCTACGCAACGCTCCTTAGCTGCGCTTCGCTGATGTGCGGCGCAGCGCCGCGTTCCCCCCAGACCCCCCTTTGGGGTTTATGCTGCCTTTGGCAGCGTTAGTATCATGCTTCGCATGATTTAAGATACGTTAAGTATCTTTTTTTGTTCTTGCTCCCGTATGGTTCGCGCTTTTTTTAGGACATAGTGCGAAGCTTCGCCTATATCCATTCTTGATCCTCCCGTCTTGCTCCCGTCAGTTCCTGTCTTGCCGGAGCTGTCCGGGGGAATTGGGGTTTTTGGGGTGCCGGAAACTAGTCTGGATCCCCTTAGTTTTAATCTTTTTTCATTAAGAGATAGTATTTCAGGAAACCCGAAACCATCCCTCTAATAGAAAAGCCCCCGAACATAGTCCGGAGGCTTGGCACTGATTGAGAGAACGACACTAATCCCTTGGTGGCTGTTGCTCATTTGGGTTGGCTGCGTATACTAGATCATAGATACGCCTAGACAATGTTTCAATGTTTGCTTCAAGAGGTAATTCCAGAATCTTATTTAAGTG